GAATTCAATAATGACCCGATGCAATTCGCTGAGGTCGTTTCTGATCCTCGAAATGCGGACTACCTCCGAGAGATCGGAGTTCTCGCACCCCTCCCTGCTGATCAGGAGGGTGAAAAACAATCCGCTCCCAGCGGGGATATTTCCGAAAAGGCCCCCCAGCCAAGTCAAGGTAGTGATCTTTTTGCTGGAAAAGAGCCTGAAAAGGCTGTTTCTCCTGAAAAATCAAATGGTTAAATCTAACGTGGCACAGGTACCTACTTGTTGTAACTGTGCCACGTGACACCAAGCGATTTTTCGCGATGGTGAAATTTTTAACTTTTTTCTCATTTTTAAGGACTAAAAAAAAATGTCAAAAAATAGTGCTCGCAGACGTCAAAGATCGAATCATTTTTCTCAGATTCCTAATTCACCAATTCAACGTTCTATATTTGATCGTTCTCATGACTATAAAACTACATTGGATTCCGGTTACCTCATTCCTTTTTTTGTTGATGAGGTTCTTCCCGGAGACACATTTAAGTTGCGTGTGAACGCTTTTGTTCGAATGAATACGCTTATTGCGCCATTCATGGACAATGTATTTATGGATACTTTCTTCTTCTTTGTTCCGACACGCCTTGTCTGGGATAACTGGCAGAGATTTTGTGGTGAACAGAAAAATCCTGGAGACTCTACGGATTTCTTAATTCCGTCTTTGAGTGGTACAAATACCTTTACTAATGGTTCTATATTCGATTACATGGGTTTGCCTACTGGTGTTTCATTAGACCCCGCAAATACTCCTATCAATGCTCTTCCCTTTAGAGCATATAACCTCATTTATAACGAATGGTTTCGTGATGAGAATCTCATTGATTCGATTCCGGTTTTAACTACCGATGGTCCTGACCCGGTTACTAACTACACATTGCGGAAACGTGCTAAACGTCATGACTATTTCACTAGTGCACTCCCATGGCCTCAAAAAGGCCCTTCCGTGGAAGTTGGCCTGTCTGGTAATGCCCCCGTTAAAGGATTTGATCAATCCGCAAATTGGTCTTTTGGTACTCCTAATGGTTCTAGACCTGCTGGGTATTTAGCTGGTATTGGTATTAATTACAATGGTCTTGATGACAACCTCGCTCTTCGCGGTTGGATCAATCAAAATATGTTTACGTCTGGTGGCGATGGTTCTGTTGTTCAATTTGAGAACCTTGGTTCTTGGGGTAATCAGCCTCTTATTGTCAAAGACCCTGGTAGTGAATCTAATTACCATCCTATTACTGGTATTTTCGGTAAAGAGTTTTCTTTCCAAGGTGCTCTCACTCCTCCGGCGGATAATTCTGTTTATGCGGACCTGTCCGGAGTTAATGCCGTCAGCATTAACGATTTGCGTCAAGCTTTCCAAATTCAAAAATTCTATGAAAAATGGGCTCGCGGTGGTTCTCGGTATACGGAAACACTGCGTGTAATGTTTAATGTCATATCTCCTGATGCTCGCCTGCAACGTCCTGAATACCTTGGCGGTACTCATTCTCGTGTTAACGTCGTACCGACTGCACAAACTAGTAGCACTGATAGTGTTTCTCCTCAGTCTAATTTGTCTGCTTTCGGCGTTCTCGGTGATTCTGCCCACGGTTTTAATAAATCCTTTGTAGAACACGGTTACGTGATCGGTCTCTGCTGCATCCGTGCTGATATCACGTATCAGCAGGGTTTAAATCGTATGTGGTCTCGTCGCCAGTTGTTTGATTTCTACTGGCCCACACTTGCTCATTTAGGTGAGCAGGTTGTTTATAATCGTGAAATCTATACTCAAGGCACCGCCGATGACAACGGAGTTTTCGGCTACCAGGAGCGTTATGCCGAATATCGCTATAAACCCTCCATGATTACCGGCAAGTTACGTTCTACTGATGCTCAGACGCTCGATGTTTGGCATTTAGCGCAGAAGTTCGACGCCTTGCCAAAACTTAATCAAGACTTTATCGAGGAAAATCCCCCGATAAATCGTGTGATCGCTGTTCAGAATGAACCTCAGTTTTTTGCGGATTTCTGGTTTGACTTGAAGACTTCTCGTCCGATGCCCGTGTACTCAGTTCCCGGACTCGTCGATCACTTCTAACTAGAAAGAGACGGGTTATTCTGTTTTTACCGAGCCGACGCCCGCAAGTGGCAAGCGGGGCGATGGTAAACACGGAAATAACCCGTCGATCTAACTCTGTGAAAAGGACTACAAATTATGGGTTTATTTAGTTCTATCGGTAATGTGATTCAGTCGGTTACGAAGCCCGTTTCTAGTTTCCTCTCTGGTTCTGGTATTGGAGACCTTTTGGGCTTTGGTTCTGATGCCCTTGGTTTTTATAACGACTTGACTGGTAATTCTGCGAAGCAGCAAAAGATGTTGATGGCTTATCAGGCTCAGCTTCAAAATGAATCGTGGAAGTATCAGATGTCGAATCGCCATCAACTGGAAGTTGGAGATTTGAGAAATGCTGGTCTCAATCCTATATTGTCTGCTAATTCTGCTGGTAGCGTTGCTGCTGGCATTCCTAATGGTTCATTGGCAGATTCTGATAGTGCTCGTTATAGTGCTCGTTCCTCTGCTGCTTTAGCACGTCAAAATGCGGCTCAGGTTGCTTCTTTAATTCAAACTAATGCTAGTACTCAAGCTCGAAATGAGGCTGAGGCTAAAGCCGCGATAATGAATGCAGAGAGTAATCGAATGTCGGCGGTAGCCGGTGCTAATCGTAATAATGCGGAAGCCGGTTATGCGGCAGTTAGGTCTAAGAATGAGGCGCTTTATCCGAGTAATCAGCCTTTGCCGTTTAAGTACTTTAATTCTGCAAAGGGAATGGTTGATTCGATTGAGGATTTCTTAGACCGCCGTTATGGATTGCCTTCTAACGCTTCTCCTGAGCGTAGGAAACGTTTTGAAGTTTATATCAATGGTGTAGGTCGTCGTCAGTAAAAACATCGTTCATAGAGCGTTTTTGAGCTTTTAGGACTTTTTATGAAAATCACAACAGATTGGTTAGATCAATTTTTTAATATCTTTTCTCAACTTGGTAAAATGCTTTTGTATCTTTATCAACTTTTTAGAGCAAAACTATGAGACGTCGTCGTTTAACCCGCAGAACTTCCCGCCGTTTTTTCCGAAAAGGACTCAAGGTTCGCCGTCGTAACCTCCGTGCGAGACCTATGCGAGGCGGATTCAGAATTTGAGGTTCCACGTGGAACGGAAGGCGTCACTAAAATGGCGCCTTTTTTTTATGACTTGTTATCACCCAATTACTGCGTATTGGAGCAGGACGTTAAAGACTAAGCTTGGTACGCCTGCTATTACGTTTAAATACACTGACGCTGATCCGGAACTTGGAGAGTTTCAAATCCCGTGCGGTCAGTGTATTGGTTGTCGTTTAGATCGCTCGCTGGATTCTGCTGTGCGAGCTCATCATGAGAGTTTGTTATATGATCGAAATTACTTTCTCACCCTTACGTATAGTCCGGAGCATTTGCCTCCTTTTGGTTCTCTTATTCCTCGCGATCTCACGTTGTTTTGGAAACGACTTAGAAAACGAGGCGTTAGTCTTCGCTACATGGCATGTGGCGAGTACGGCAGTACTTTCGGTCGTCCCCATTATCACGCTATTCTGTTTAATTTACCTGCTATTGAACTCAAGCAAATTGGCACTACGCACACTGGATTCCCTACTTATATATCTAACGTTATCAGTGAATGCTGGCCTTTTGGTTTTCATACTCTTAATCCAGTCTCTTTCCAAACATGTGCTTATGTTGCCCGCTATGTAACTAAGAAGATTCTTGGAGATGGGAAGCAGGTATACGAGAAGTTTGAACCAGTTACTGGAGAAGTTGATTGCCGTGTAAAAGAGTTTTCCAGATGGAGTACTAAACCTGGAATCGGCCATGATTATTTTCAGAAGTATTGGAGAGATTTTTACAAAATTGATTGTTGTTTAATAAATAACAAAAGTTTCAAAATCCCTCGTTATTATGATCGATTACTCTTAAGGGATCACCCTGATGTTTTTGAAATTGTTAAGCAAAAACGAATACTTAGCGCACAAGATTACCGTTTGACACCAGACGCCCAAAAGAGTAGATTATTGGTTAGAGAGGAAGTTAAACGTTTAAGAGCCGAACGCTTACTTCGACCTTATGAGGCTCAAATTACGGAGTATTTAGAAAATGTCTAAAAAAGTTTTAGTTTCTGTTTTTGATAAAGTTGCCGGTCTTTATTCTCCGGCGATGACCGAAATCAATCCGGATTCCGCTATTCGTAATTTCAAGATTGGTGCTAAACAGAATCAACAGATCAATTCTTGTCCGGAGGATTATTGCTTGGTTCTTCTCGGTACTGTGGATGATGAAACTGGTTCGATTGCTCCGGTTGATACTATCGATGGTTCTCCGGCTATTCTTTTTCAAGCCAAAGAACTTTTCCCGGCTGAATAGTTTAGGTACAATTTCAGTGTTCTCTATTCCCTGAGGTCAACCGCCAAGTTTCTTCGTACATCCGACTTGGCGGTTTTTTAATTGAGGTATTTATGCCTAAATTCTTTACTAAATACAATCCACCAAAGGTTCCCGGCTGGAACTCCGATCAGGATTCCAAAGTCCAGGAGCAGTTTGCAGATACCTGTCAGACTGATACGATCATTCGTAAGTACAACATGATGGGCGTGAATCCGTTTATTGCCGCTGGCGGAAGCCAGTATCTGGATACGACTCAGATACCTTCTTTCGTAGCAGCTCAAAATGCACAAATTAAAGTCAAAACAAAAAAATCCATTTTCAAAATTATTAAATTTCTTTAATGATCCTTCCGCA